AGCTGTTGATCGATGAGCTTGTCGTGTCTATCAAACTCTCCTTGCGTCGTCATGATGTTGTACTGTTTGAAGGGTGAGGGCTGGAGCCTGATAGTGGCTGCTCGCCAGATGGCGTCGACCTCCCTCTTCGTAGGGAGACGTGCCCTCTCATCAGCTAGCATCAACTTGAGATCTCGCATCCCTAAGGGTTGTCTGACACCACCCACCTGATAGTAGTCATTCGAAGCACACAAGTCAATGTCTGGTTTTTCTTCTACGTGGGTGTATCCCTCAGGACACACAGGGTTACCACTGTAAGCTGGGTCGGCCTTCATTAGGATAAAGGCGAACAGCATTGCCATCAGCAGGACGAATAGGAGTAGTGACCACCAGTGCTCACTCATGTTCTGAAACCTTCCTTCAAAGAGGAGATAGGGACGGAGTACATGTCAGCCCGTGCCCTGAAGTTGTTGGACTTGTCGAACTTACCTTTGCGAACGAAGACAGCCTTCTTGAAGAACTCCTTCTTAGACATGACACCTAAGTAGTACCCCTTGTTGGCTGCAGGATTCACTCGAACAAAGCAATAATAGTCGCAGCGCTGTCTGGGGTTCCCATTCGAGACGGAGGCTGTGTAGTGCGGCTTCGGTCTAAATTTCGTTTTCTTAGTCTTGACATCAACTGTTCTCTTACCAACCTTCATGTCCCAATCGTAGGTATTGTCTCGCTTAGCGTCGAGGACAAGGAGTGCGACCTCCTCGCCTAAGAAGCCGATGTAGTTACTCTCGATACCCTTAATGGAGTGCTTCAAGACACCCATCTCCTTAGCGTCCTTACGGGCGCGAGTCTGCATCTCATCTGTCAAGGTGACTTCGATCAACCTTACGAAACTCCTGTTTGACTGCCTGTCTAGTCTGCTTTCGTTTCTGTTTATGTGCCCCACTACGTTTAAGTTTTACGTGGGACACATAGGGGTTGCGGTTTTTAAGATGACCCTTTCGGGTGGATATGTTCATCTCGCAACACCTTCACTTATGGAGCCTCTAGTAGGAATCGAACCCACATCTTCTGAGTACAGAACAGCTGCTCTACCACTGAGCTATAAAGGCATCTCATTATAGGAGAGGAGGCTCAGTAGCGGCCTTCCCTTTTTCCACTCGCCAGTCCTGATAGGCCTTACGGGCCTCAGAGAACTTGTACCAGACAGCTGCGCCAATGAAGACAACAACCCCTGATATGAGCATCACGACAGGCCCACCCACAAGGGTGGCTGCCATCGATGCAGAGATCAGACCAGCGCCTGCAAGGGCCCCGCCAATGGCGTAGAGGGCGATGCGCACCAGTACCATAACTTCAGGCATAAGTGATATGGGCATAATCAGAACCTCATGCTAGCGCCGAAAGTGAACTCTTCGTATTCGAAGTCCCCGTCAAACTCAAGGTCAGCGTAAAGGGAGAAGTTGTCATTCATGTCGAATTCACCCAGCACACCGGCACCGGAGAAGACTAGCTCCTCATCAGCGTAGAGGGCTTCAGCGTATGGAGTGAGGTAGAAGCTGCCGCCGACGGAGACTTCAACACCGACCATCGCGTGTAGGTGCTGTGCTTCCAGTTCGTAGTGGACGTCAGCGACGTAGTCCCACCGATCAACAGTCTCGCTCGTCGGGACGGTGAGGTCACCGGCATAGGCGGGAGCGCAGAACGAGAGGGAGAGTGCGGCGAGTCCCGCAGTCAGGTAGGTAGGTTTGAGTAGATTCATGTAGTTGGTCCTTTCAGTATGTGTGTTGACCGTAGTAGTGTGCTTTATCACACGTTGGTTGCGGGGTGTGGTAACGCTCCGCCCCTTGATGCTTAACATGCTCTCTCCTTTGTGTTGGCGGATGACGTAGGATTCGAACCCACACTCCTCTTTCGAGGTCTTCGGTTTTCAAGACCGCTGCCGCTACCCAGAATCTTTCGGCTTAGTCATCCATTAGTTGGCGAAGGCACGAGGAGCAGTCGGAACGACGTATCGGGCTTCGCCCTTATCAAACCCCAGACTGATAGGTTGGAACCACCCGTGTTATCACTACACCATACCGACGTTGTGTTTGGAGCGGGAAGAGAGAATCGAACTCACTCCGTGCAAGGTTTGGAAAACCCGCTGCATACCATATGCTTACCCGCTGATTGATTGTCCAGTAGGTATAACACACCTACCCTGTCCTGTCAATGGCCTTAAGTGTATGTGTTGCACTTCAGCAACACTGTAGTAACACATGCCACGAGCCCTAACAAAAAAGCATCACGGCTCATACCCTGACACAAAGTGGCAGACGCACTCATGTGGGTCGTGTGTAGTCATTCACAACTCCTTAATCCTGTGCTGGTATCGATGTAACATGCCGCTCCTTCTCCCGACGACACCTCGACAACCTCCTCATCCTTAGACGATGTGAGTATGCCAGCCCGTTTTCCACTTGAGCGAAACGTCGTGATCCCACTCGCTCCTCCGTCATACGCCTGCATGTAGACATCTTTAAACCTCTCCCACGAAACGCCTTTCCCAACATTACATGTCTTTGAGCAAGCTGAGTCCACGAACGCGGATGCCGTGGTGAGTACGTCAACATGATCTTCTACCTCCAGCTGGTCTGCTGTCTTAGGTTCTGTTCCGAATACACGGAAGCCGTAGTCTTCTACTCGTTCAGTAATGGTACCGTCGAAGGTGATGATCTGCCTGTCGTAGTGCTTTGAGAAGACGGGCTCGATGCCGGAGCTAACATTATCAGCACTAAGACTAATAGTCCCAGTAGGAGCAACGCTAAGGAGGTGGCTGTTTCGGATGCCGTACTCCTTGATGTCCTTCTGGATACGAGTGGGGAGTGTGTCAAAGAAAGTCCCTCCGTATGTGTCAGGGTCGAAGAGAGGGAATGCACCCTTCTCTTTGGCCAGTTCAATCGAAGCCTTGTAGACACCATCCCTCAAGTAGGTCATGACGATGGTGACCCACGCCTTGAACTCTTCGCTCCCGTAAGGGAACCCTAAGGCTTCGCCAGCATTAGCTAGACCAGTCACACCAATACCCATCCGTCTCTTATTGTGGGCCTCCTCCCTCTGTTGGGGTAGGGGGTACTCAGCTACGTCAACAACATTATCCATAGCCCGAATGATGTGAGGGATGTCAGCAATGAACTGGTCGTAGTCGAACTCAAAGAGAACGTCTTCGCCGGTGGCCTCCCGAAGCTCATCGAACTTGATGTACTTCACGAGGTTCAAGCTACCCAGCAGGCAGGCCCCGTAGGGCGGCAACGGTTGCTCGCCACAGTTGTGTACAACTGTGAAGTTCGCGATAAAGTTGTGTGTGTCGGGGACTGTAAGGTCGTAGACATCGACCGCCTCTTTGACTTTCTTGACCCTGACAACATTTGAACTCCTCTGGTTTTTCATGTTGCTTCGGAGTTCATCTGGCATCGGTATGATGGATTTAGGGGATACCCCAGTTGAGACAAACCGTCCGTCTTTCCCCAGTACCTGATGGGCCTGAGGGTTGTCAAACAAGGCTGTGTACTCAGAGTGGTCTTTGTGAGAGAGGATCTCCAGATTGTCTCTTGAGTTATCGTAAGTGTCACCATTGATGTGGTGCACGTCCTCATCGTCTGCGAGCATACCATGAGATGCCTCAGCTACCAATCGGTGCTCCATACGGTAAGCTCTATTGTCTTCAGTCGTTAGTTTAACACCGCTGTAGGCAAGGCCCCTCCGTGCCCGGCAAAGTTGGACAAGTCGATCCCCTACTTTTATGTCTCCCGCCTTCACCCAGTCTGTCCCAACATTGTCGTTGTTAAAACGGGTGTGAACAGCAACCGGATGTTCTGGTGTGACCTTCAAGACCTTTCCATTCCTCGTCTCAATCTCGACCAGCTCTTCAGCGGTCTTTGTCTTGAAAGCAGCAGACGACTGGACAATAGATAAGACTCCATCTCCCCTCATAGAGTACACCATTGTGGGCTCTTTGATATCAGCAATGCGTACCCTACCGCTGACTGTTTCGATCAGGCTGTCTGGGTGTAAACAAGGGTTCGTCGCCGCAATCCTTTCTATCGCGTGTAGGTTATTCTTCGCATTCATCCTGTCGATGAATAACACTCCGGGCTCAGCCCAGTCCCACGTACTACGGAGGATCTTATCCCAGAGCGCCTTAGCGTTGATCGTCTTGTAGACCCGCCCTTCGAAGACAAGGTCGAAGGGTCCGTCTTCCTTCACAGCCAGCATGAACTCATCTGTCACCCCCACTGAGGTGTTGAAGTTTGTCAGTCTGTGGGAGTTGGACTTAGCGGTGACGAACTCCTCGATGTCGGGGTGGTCCACTCGAAGGACTCCCATCTGGGCCCCACGTCGGTGCCCAGCGCTAGCAATGGTGGCACAGACAGAATCGTATATGTCCATAAAGGATAGTGGCCCACTAGAACGACTGTCGAGGGAGCGTATAAGAGTACCACGAGGACGAAGAGTGCTAAAATCATAACCAATGCCGCCTCCTTTCTTCATTGTTAGGGCAGCTTCAGTAGCCTTACCCATAATGTCTTCCATAGAGTCAATGATGGTACCACTGACAAAACAGTTGTAAGGCGTAGTAGCACGAGGACTACCAACATCAGACTGGACACGCCCAGCAGGGAGAAAGCGCTGGTCATATAGGATATCCCTCAAAGCATCGAAGTGTTCCTCGCTATCCTTGAGCGCGTCAGCCACTCTAGTCATTGCTTCTTTGAATGTCTCACCCTCCGCTCGATACTTCTCAGCGTGGATGTCTTTAGAGATCTGAATAGAGGGGCCGACGTGGCGTTCTTGCTCAAGTGTAGTCATTGTTGTCCTTTAAATGGTTTCAGTGTCTGTCTGTGAATAGCTCATCGTAGTCGACGTTCAGGTCCACATCCAGAGCTAGTGCAGTAAAGATACGTTTCCTTTTCATTTCTCTCTCCTGCTATTGTTTTACGCTATTTTCCTGACTGCTTTTACAATCTTCTGGACTACTGCACGTTCGTCTTCATCCGTACCCCCGATGGCACTCTCGATAGTATCAATGTAGAAATCTTTGACACGCTGTTTTTCGTAGGCCACTGTCAGGTCAACGATCATCCAGATGCGCTGATCTAGCTCCTCCTCTAGAGCGATGGCTAACAAGTCATGTGCGGTGGGGTTCATCTGTCCCTCCTGCTGTCATAATCAAGCACCTCGAACACCTCAGCGTCCTTCCTCCACTGCACCTTCTGTCCAGTCTTGAGGTACTCAACCTGAATGTACTCAGGCTTGAAGCGAGGGTTGAGGACCTTAGCGACACTCTTCCCTCCCTTCTTGATGTAGACCTTACGAGGGTCCATCACCTCAGCCCATACTGTCTGGTTGTAGATCATCCACTGGGTCTTGCCGAACCTCTTCGTGACCTTCTTCTTCTTCATGGCTTCTTCACCTTGATTAGGTGGGAAAGGTCTGGGGGTGTTCCCCCACCCTTCATGTCCCCTTCGATAAGCAGCCGGATAGCCTCATCAAGGTCCCATCCCTTAGCTAGAGCGAAAGTGTAGAAGCCAATCATAGAATCACCCAGAAACCTCAGGGCGTTCTTACTGTCTCCTGCTTCTGTACGCTCGACAAACATGTTTCCGTAACTCCCAGCCAGACTGAGGAGGGGGAGAGACTCGTCTTCACTGAGCACGTGACCCGTTTGCTTAAAGTACATCGCAATAGATGCCTGAACGGGAGCGTCAAGGAGTGCCATATCCTCCTCGTACCCTGTCTGATCGATGTCACCATCAAACTTTTCAGGCTCTGTCATCTCAATACCGAAACTCGTTCTCTTCGCTGTCATCGTCGTTCTCTCCTTCAGTGTCTAAGTTGAACAGTTCAGTCAGGTCGTCTTCTTCAATCAACCCCCTACTCATCAACACATCTACCACAGTGTGGGGCTCGATGTCAAGGGCGTAAAGTATGTACTCCAACCCGTAGTCCAACACGTTCTCTTCCAGTTGCTTAGGTGTCATGCCTCACCATACTCCTTCTTTAGGGCCGCTATCGAGACCCATTGAAAATCATACATACCATTGTCCACTCCTCGTTTGATGAGGACCCCTCGATCCCACAGGTCATTGATGCCTCCTGCCCAGTCTGATCGGTAGTCTTGATAAACTCCACACACGGCACCTTGAATCTTCCGTCCGTCTGACAGAGTCCTGACCTTATAGTCGAAGGTGTGAGTGTGCCCCATTGTACAGCTGGTGAACTTCTTAGTGAGGAGTGAGTAGGCCTGATGCTCTCCTCCGATAGGCCTCCCCATAACCCCACTGATAAAGTAATGAGCGTAAGCGACACCATCGATATTACGAATGGCAGGCGTTCCGCCATCGTATTCAGCCACAACATCGTAGTACCTCTCTAGATCTAAGTCATTGAAGGACAGCCCGAACTTGTCCCCTTCCAGTTCAGGGGAGTACTCGATAGCTCGCTTGATCCTGTACTCGTGGTTCCCCTCGAAGAAGTACGTCGTAGGTTTCCTCTTCTTGCTCCTCTTGAAGGGGACCCACAGTCTCTCTTGAAACTCAAGGTGGGCATTGATGTCCTTCTCGTAGTTCTTCCCGTGGAAGCTCGCCTTGCCCTTGTCGTAGTTAGAGAGGGACGGCATATCAGCAGCGTCCCCGATATTCACCACAACGTCAGGTCGTAACTCTTTAATGAGCATACCCAACCAATCCGCCCTGTCGTTATTGAAGTCAGGGTGGGCGTGCTGGTCGGGGATCACAAGGTGTACTCGTCCAGTCAAGTGAGTACCCCTTGTACAATCTCGATGTAGTCGAGTCTCTCGAAGTACCCGTTCCACGGGACCTCGTGGCCAGTGGTCTTGTAGAGGGACTCGCTCCTCTCGTCGGCTCCTTCACGTGTCTTGTAAGCCCCGAAGATTTCAGCGCAGTTCCCATCGTTGAACCTGAAACTGTCACAGAAATCGCCATCCTCATACCCGTCACTGTCATGAGAGATTCGCGGGGTCCCGAAGTCCCAGCTAGTTGAGGTGTCCCCTCCATCCCACTCGTCGTTATCGTCGGGCTCACGAGTAGCCACCGTATTCTCGACCATAGGTACAAATATCTTTGTCATTGGTGTTACTCCTCTTCGATCCACTCTAGAGGGATCGACTTGTTAGCGTAGATGAAACCATTCTTCTCACACCACATAGCGTAGGTTGTCTTCGACCCCTTAAAGATCTTACCCCTCTCATTCATGAAGACAAACCTGATGTCCAGTTTAGGGTGCTGCTCCTTGATGCGGAGGTGCTTCATTCTATCAGCTACGTTGAACCTCCCCTTCGTCTCAATGATGATCCCGTTAGGGAGGACGAAGTCGGGGGTGTACTTCCGCATCTTGCAATCGCTCCACTCGATCTTCAACTTCTCATACTCATACGGTACGGCAAGGGTATCAAGCTCAGAGGCGATCCGCTCCTCGAAGCCTGACCTCCACCCAGCCCTGAGGCTAGCCTGCCGTACTTTACTACGCTTTCTCACTCTTCAAGGATCTCCTCCATACGGGGCTCTCTCTTCACTACCGGCATGTAGACAGGACCCATAAACCCTTTGAAGACTCTCATCTCAGGGTAGCATGTACCCTTGAAGCCACAGTGGGCACACTCAAACGGCAGTTCTTTGTTGCCTGACTTGCCTGAGTCCTTCAACTCATAGCCCCTCACGGGGACGGTGCCGACAGCGTTGACGATGAGTCTCGCCTCGTCAATCTCAGCTTCCTTACCAGCGACCTCTTTCTTCAGGTCGTACACGTCTAGCAGGAGCCTGCCGTTGTTCTTGTTGATGGTGAAGAACCCAGCCTTGTCCTTCTCGACTAGACGAGGGTCCTTTTGTAACCCTTTGAGGTAGCCAGACAGCTGCCCGATGTATCCGAAGGGGTCATTCGTTTTGAGTTCGTGCTTTTGGAACTTAGAGAAAGCTGAGTTCGAGGCTGACTTAGCGTCGATTAGCCACCCATCAATGATGCAGTCGATACTCCCCTTGACCCCGAAGACACTAACCGGAGCCTGCTCAGCCACTACTGAGTGGCCCGCCGCCCTCGCTAGTGCCAGCAACAGGTCTTCGAGGATGTGTCCGAAGGTGAAGTTGAGGCGTACGTGAGGAGGGAGGGGCTCCTCAGAGTCGGCCTTGTTAATGGAGTACCAGAGTTGTCTCTTGCAGGGCTTCCCTAAGTTACTCATCCTCAGGTAGTTAGGGCGTGGGACTCTGGGGGTGAAGGCTTTTGACAGGGACCGCGTGATACCTTCAGATAGGTGTTGGTCTACCGTCCTGTCCCATCCGCCCTTACCTTCAATGACATCGTAGACATCGTAGATGAGTGTGCTTATATCTTTCATGCTACCACTCCACGTCTATAATTTTGATGGTGATTTGTTTACCCTTGAGGCGGGTAAGGCCGTTGTCGAGGAAGTGCTGGATCTGTCCACCCAGCTTACCTCTATCTTCGGCGGTAGCGATAGTTATACCAGCCTCCTCCCAATGAGCAACCCATTTATTTTCCTTCGGGTCTGATTGTTCACTTGACATCTGTCTTGTCCTTTCGAATGGCAGCGGCAATAGCGCGGACAGTGTCTCTAATGTTTTCCAGCACATTAATGGATTCGTCGTCGCGATCCTCAGGCATCAGACAGGCGTCCCCGTCATCATCATCAATAAACAATTGTTCCGGTGTGTCAATCATGTCATCGTGGCTCCAGTGTACTCAGCCCCTCGATGACATTGAGTTTGATGGTCTTAGGACTGAAGGTTGCATTGAACTTGAGGAATTTAGCTTGCTCTTCTGGTGTAGAGGCCTCATACCTCTTGCGAGTAGCCTCATCCATAATGACAAGGAACTCCCCACCAGAAATGTACCCCAACACTTTGTCGGGGTACACTCTGTACGTTCGCGTTGGCATCAGCCTTCAGCGAGCTTCTTCAGTGAGACGTAGGACCCACCGATCCCCTTCACGAACTCGAAGTACTCATCTTCGGTTGAGTAGAAAAAGAAGGCGTCAAGGAGACAGTCCACTTGATTGAACCGTTCCTTCGGGTCCATCCCTTCAGAGTCTTCGTCACTCAGGTAGGAGAGGATGTCCTCCCCCAGTGTAACCTGAGTAACGAGGGCCCTGTCCTCGTAGTCGAGGATGACGGTAGTTTCTAGAACAAGATCACTCATCATCGTCATCGTCATCCCTATTCATATCAGGTGCTGGTGCCAGCACAAGGACCTTGAGGGATTTCAGGCGGGTCCCCTTACCGGGACCTGCATCGTAGATATCTACTTCGATCTCTACAAACGAGTCATTCCAGATCACTCCGTCTCCTTCGTAGTCCCAGTCAGAGCCGTCAGCCTTGTAGACCTTAGGCGGGCCACCGGCCCACTCATACGGCCCCAGATGTTTACGCACCATCTTGTAGGCCCCAGACTTGCGGCCCCTTTGTTTCTGCGAGCCTGCGTCTAGCAAGCGTGTCTCGCTATCAGCATCGAGGTCTACGTCAACAGTGTATGCGCCATCACATTCGCGGTAGGCGTCTTGCCAACCAGTCATGTCGCGGTTGCCATAGAACACTCTGGCCCACTTGCAGGTACCCGTGAGGGTCAAAGTTTCAGTTGCCATATAGGCATGTCCTTTCTTTGTAAGACGTTAGGTGTAATTCTTCAACTCGTTACACTGAGGCAGAGAGAATCCCTACCTTCCACGAACCATAAGCCATTTAGTCAGGGATGTCAAGCTCCATCTGCAGCCGGAGTAATCGATAGTGCAGCCTGAGCCTTTTCTCAGGGCCTCCTTGCCCTTATCCTCAAGGTCTGGGTCGTTCCATTTGAATGTTGGGTACATCGTCTCTCCTTTCTAGTGGGTGTCGGGTCTTAGGCAAAGTTCTCAGCTTCCCCCCTAGTCAAGAACACGTGAATGCCTATAGTGCATACCTCCCTTATGTCGGTGTTAGTGTTAGCCTCAACGATCTTGTCACCCTTACCGTATGTGAAGGTATTGTGGTAGGGGCCTGTCCCACCAACTCCATTACCCCCTACGACCTTAACTTCAGAGACCCTGCACTTCCTTGAGGTAAGCGGGGTAACCCTGATAGCACTAGCAGGTACAAGAAGTTCAACTACACCACTTGTTGTCTTCTTGTAGCAAGTGAAG